ATCACTGCAACCTAGCCCAGTAGCAACCACAACGTTACTTATTCTTGGAACAAAAAACACCTATATTTTGGAACAAATCACCTATCATTTCTTATATTATTAGCTGACACTTTGTTCCATTAGTAAACCGAGCTTGGAACAAGATATTTTGGAACAAGATTTAAACCTAGTTTGGAACAAGATTTTAACCCTATCATCTAAGAAACTCACATCTCATACAAAACACAAGCGATAAGCACACCTTATCAACGACACATAACAAAGTCTAAAATCACACTCAAACTACAACATTTTTAAAATCACTGCATATTTAACAGGTCACTAAATTCTTATACTATTGACTTATTAGTAAACTTATGGTATAATTATATATAGAATGAAAGTTTATCTAAAAAACGGCAATTCTAAAAACAAGACCTGACATGGTGTCAGGATAAACAATAATAAATGATAGGAGAAACACTATGGACACTATTGAAACAAGACGCAAGAAAAGGAATTGGTATGCGTTAGGCATACTTCAAGGTTTTGTATTAGGTTATCTAATCAGCGAGGTTTTGAGATATGTCAACCTGTAGAGAGTGTGAGAACTGGTATCCAGATGAACGGTTTAACATCGGCTATGATACTTGTAAATCATGTGGAGAGATTGAGGCAAGGAAAGTCAAGCATACAATCGCACCTATGCACAAATCAAACTACATGGTCTTTACTAACTTGGAAGACTTAAAAGGAATTAATAATAAAGGAGGTAAACATGGGTAAGCAGTTTAGAGATATACCTTGTGCAAATCGAGGTAAGACAGAACAGGGACTGGGTGTCGCTGAGGGGTCAGGTTCTTTATCATCTAAGGAAATCTTAGATAGTGGACTTGATGAGTTTATTAACGAACTACAAGAGGAGGGTTATCATGAATAGATATCGAGCGAGACCAACACGCATACGAGCTAAATCTATACAAAGGCAAGACGCTGATACTTTTGGTGTTGTTGCTATATTGATTTTACTAACACTGTTAATTGGTTGAGTTCATGGTTATATTTATCAGGTCACTAGTTTGTGTATCACTTGACTTATTAGTAAACCTATGGTATAATTATATATAGAATGAAAGTTTATTCTATTGTTTTAGATGTAAATTAAAAACCGAACCTGACCTAGTGTCAGGTTCACTTACGAGGAGAAACATTATGCACTATGAATTATCTAGTTCAGAACCACAAGCAACAGAGTTACAAGCACCAACACATTTAACATCATTGGCGACATCAGCTATTTTAGTTTCAGTTGATGTGAATGTTTGGAGTGCTACAAAGCAAGACCGAGGTATCAGTGCCGAGGTAACAAAGGGTAAGAAAGCAGACCCAAATGCTGGACGATTTGTTAAGAACTTACTTGCGAACAATTCGTATCACAAGAACTTGGTCAATTATCGTCAGACTATATATAATTGGCTGAAAGCAAAAACCTATCGGTGGAACAATACGCAAGACCTACTACCAACCATAGCACTCGAAGACTTCAAAGCAGAATACGACAAGCACGAGAAAGAGTTCGCACACCTGCTATCTGAGTTTTCTAAGAACTATGAGTCTATTAAATCAAACATGGCATTCGCACAAGGCGACATGTATAACATGGAAGACTACCCTGACATCGAGGAAATTAAGAAAAAGTTTGGGTGTAAGTTATACATATCCGAAGTGCCACAACAGGATTTCAGGTGTCAAGTAGCACAAGACCTAGCCGACGACCTGAAAGCAAATTATCAACAACAATGTGAGGAGATAGTATCAAATGTATTACATCAACAAACGGGACGCGTCATTGAAGTCATGGAAAGTATCGCACACTGTTGCGGAAATCAGGAGGTTACAACCAAAGATGGCACTATCAAAACAAAGAAACGAAAGATATATGATACAACCATTGAGAAAGCAAAAGACCTCTGTCGCACGATAGGTGGGTTCAAGTATGTAGACAACGAACATAGTCGCACCTTGCAATCAGTAGCGAAACAATTAGACGATGCCTTAACGGGTGTATCTAGTGAAACATTGCGAGACAGTGACTATACAAGGGATAAGGTCAAGAATGAAGTTGAAGACATCTTATCTAAATTTGCAGTTTAACTTTTACTTCCTGACACTATGTCAGGTTTCATTTTTATACTAGGAGAAATATCATGCACAACCAAAGAGTAACTATTAACGAACTTGTAAAACTAATACCAACCATAGGTGAGAAGTTGACACCTATCATTCAATCAGAACCTGGGTGTGGCAAGACATCATTGCTGAGTATGTTAGAAGATAGCATGGGTGACAAATACGACTACATCTACGTTGATTGTCCTGTGAAAGATATGCAAGACATCGCGATGACTATACCGAACCATGAGTCACGCACACTAGAAACCTATGTGGGTTCGCTATTCAAACTAGACTCACCGAAACCAAAGGTCATACTACTTGATGAGTTTATGAAAGCACCGAAACTACTTCAGGTTATATTCACACGACTAATGCTAGAGAGATACATAGGTGATACACCTCTACCACAAGGCAGTATCGTGTTTGGCACTTCCAACAACCAATCAGATGGGGTGGGCGATACTATGTTAGCACACGCGAGTAACCGAGTCTGTCTGTTGCAAATGCAGAAACCAAAGGTAGAAGATTGGCTTGTATGGGCGAGTGAGAATGCGATTAGTCCATTGATACGAGCATGGGTTCATATGTTTCCGAGAGCATTGAACAGTTATCTTGACGACAATCAGAAAGACAATCCATACATCTTTCAACCAAGTAAACCTCAGCTATCGTTTGTTACACCTCGGTCATTAGCTAAAGCGAGTGTCATAGTGGAGAACAGAGACATACTAGGAGAGACACCTACCATGTCAGCGTTGTCAGGCACAATCGGATACAGTGCAAGTGCAGACATGAGTGCGTTCCTATCGTTAGAGAAAACCTTACCTGATATCAATGAGATACTTCAGCAACCTGAGAATGTCAAAGTCCCTGATGAGATATCGGCACAGTTGATGATAATGTTTCAGGCATTAGATAAACTAAAGACACAAGACCAATTGACGAACTTCATGAAGTTTATCAAGCGAATTAAGTCTAGTGAGATACAAGCAATATTCTTTACTATGCTAGTGCGTAACGCAGAAACTAGAACTCTCGGTCGAGGCAACGCAGAAATTGCGAAGTGGGCAACAGAGAACTACGAACTATTTTAAACTCATACCTGACACTATGTCAGGAAAGGAAAAACTATGGCTACTCAAGAAACAAGATTGAAGAAAGCACATGTCGCTCTGATGAAACATCCTGAGACTGCACTTTACTCAGGCATTATGATGATGGGTGATAGCACTGTTGTTGATGATTGTCCTACTGCATACACCGATGGTGTGAACAAGAAGTATGGTAGAGCATTCCTAGAGAAACTAACAGATGAAGAAATACGAGGGTTAGTATTGCACGAGAACCTACACATTGCACTCAAGCATATACAAAGGTTCAAGAAAGAGTTTGATGATAACCCTAGATTTGTAAACATGTCAGCAGATTATGTTGTAAATGATGTGATTAAGAACCTAGACGATAGGTCTATCGCACACTTACCTGAAGGTGGATTGTATGACCCGAAGTATCATAATTGGTCTGTGCGTGAGGTGATGAATGACCTGAAACAACAACAGGAACAAGGCAAGGAACCTCAAGGTGGCAGTATGGACGAGCATGACTTTGAGGGTAGTCCAACCGATGGCGAGGGTAAGCCGATGTCAGGCAAGGAACAGAAAGAGTTGTCAGACAAGATAGATAAGGCATTACGCGAGGGCAGTATACTTGCTGGAAGACTAGGTGGCAATATCCCTAGACATATCACCAAGTTGCTAGAACCTACTATCGATTGGAAAGATGTATTGCGTGATTTTATTATGTCATCAATGAAAGGCACTGATGAATACACATGGCGAAAGTATAACAAGCGACTTGTTGCTAATGATATTTACATGCCTAGCATGGAAGATGAGGCAGTGGGTGAACTGACCATTGCTATCGATACATCGGGTTCGATTGGTGAACAGGAACTCAATGCGTTCTCGTCGGAACTGGTTTCAATCTGTAGCATGACCTCGCCTGAATTAGTTCGTGTGATTTGGTGGGACGCACAAGTTCACGGTGAACAGGTGTTTAAAGAGGGGGACTATCATCAAATACAATCTCTACTGAAACCACAAGGTGGAGGTGGGACTGACCCCGATTGTATACCTGACTACATCGCTAAGAAGAATATTAAATCAGAGGCAATCGTAATATTCACTGATGGATACTTCTCAACACCGAAGTGGGATACTGCAATACCGAGTTTGTTTGTGGCAACGGATTCGGAGAGTGCTATACCAAGCCACTGTAAAGTTGTAAAACAAGACCTGACATAGTGTCAGGTCACTAACTAATAGGAGATATATCATGTTCAAAGAAGTTACATATGACAGACTGTTAGCAATCACTAACACTGAAAAACCTTACAGACATACGAGTCGTAGTAAGAAACCAAAAGGTTCGTATCCTGTAATACCTGACCTAAGACATCATACACACAAGTATTTTGCTCGAAACAAAGATGGGTCATTCACTATTTATTATTATGGTGGCGAGGTTGCCCACGTTCACAAAGGCAACATAATTGAGATGGCTTGTGATAGCTATTGGCAAGGCGAGAGAATGTTTATGACTGCCCTACAAGAGAAACCGTTTGGCACTTATAGACAAGGTTATTGGAACGAGGGACAAATCGTAACCAATGACGAAAGCAAGGGTGGGTTGATGTATGCAAATATACTAGACGCTCAAGGTAAGTATGTAGTATTCAGACCATTACTCAAGGGGTGGAAGTATAACATGATGACTGATGAACCTCTTATACCATACGATACAATCACCAAAGTTGTAAAGCGTAGCGAGAGTGCCAAGTTAAGAAAGAAGATTGACGAGGGCATGAGATTGGTGAGTGCAATGTGGAAGTCACAAGACCCTGAACGAAACAACATGATGAAACTATGCAGTGAAGTATTGGATAAGGTAGAAAGACCAAGCAATAGAAACGAGGATGGGTTCTATCATGGAACGCAAGAACGCAATAGAATATTTGGGTCATGGCGAAAGAAACTCATGGATGATGGTGAGTGGGAAATCCTAGCGTCAGAGAAGTATCAACAAAGCAGTTGGGAGTATAGCAATCTTACTATGGCAGACACTATAGATAAGATAAAAGTAAGAATGAAAGAGGACGCGTGGATGTATCTTCCTGACATGACACAAGAGAAAATAACACCATGTGAAACATTACATATTCCATCAGCTAGGAATATCTTTAGGCAAAGGGAGGCATAGATGAGTTTACCATCAGTGGAAGATGAGCAAAACGAATACTATCACGCAGAGATAGAGTCACGCTTTACCAAAGAGGAGGCAATGGAGGAGTTTGTCAAACTCATGAAAGAGCGTATTTATAAACAAGACGCAGACGCAATTGATTGGGCAATGGAGTGTATGTTAGACAAGGTTGATATATCTGACATGAAAGATGAATTAGTGTATGCGTATAAAACAAAGGAGTGGGACTATGAGTAAGAAACTAAAACCTTATCGCGTTTATATTACGCAGTATGTTAGACCGATAGATGTAATGGCAGAGAACTCTACATCAGCTAAGAGAATTGCTACCGAAGACCATACATGGGAAGTAATGGAAGCTGAAGTCAGAGCAGAGTTTCAAGAGGTGACAGAGCAAGATGTCATAGATGATGAACACTATCAATATAGGGGGGACAAGTAATGGGTTATCGTAGCCGAGTAGCAATAGGAATACAAATGAACCCTGACAGGGTGTCAGAGTTAGATACTACATTAACACCTGATATGATGTGGAAAACATTTGTAACTGAATGTAAGGCAAGACACTCGATAGCATTTAATAATGAGTGGGCAAGGATGGAGGTTCACGACGATGTATATACTATGAGGTTCATGCACGACGATATCAAATGGTATGAGGGATATGACTTTGTCGCAGACTTCGAGGGAACACTTGCTATCGCTGGAGAGTTTAACGAGCAATACGAAACTAAAGACCATTCAGAGTTGTTTGATAGTGCGTTTGTAAGGATAGGCGAGGAGTCAGGCGATGTCGTTACCGACTATCAGGGGAATGGTTGGGAATTATTTGATGCCGTAACAGAAATACATGGAACATTAACAACACCATTTGAGGAGAGAGTATCATGATTGACAAAAAACTATATTACTTTGAACTAGACGCGAACAGAGGAACATTGAACCATCAGCTTACTGCGTCAGAGGAGACATTCATACTAGAACTGTGTCATAAGTATGACCTAAAGATATCTCACGCGATAGATATTAGAACGCAGTGGTCAGAACAGTATTGGACATTTAAACCTATGGACACGCAGACTTCTCGTATGGGGGCAAAGGGTTACATACTTACAAAGCATGGCTTACCTAACATAGTTTGTTGGGTAGTTGACGACACTTACTACATATCAACCGACGCTAGACTTAAAGAGAGAAGTGACTCTAAATATCTACACTCCAAGCGTATGAAAGATGTCATTAGAAAGTTTGATAAGAGACTTACATACCTGATATCAAAGCAACATAGTAATCCATTAGACACGAGCGAGTGGATAACTAACAGTGGACTAGCTAGGCAGTTGTATCAAGATGTAACCAAGAGTGATAGTTTGGATGGGGCATACAGTAGGGTATCAATGAGTGGTGCGTCGCTACACTTACTATTAAATAAAGCATTCGAGAATACTATAGAAGCACCGAGCAATGTAGTTGATGAGTGGAAGAATGCGTATACTCAATTCAACAACACTAAAGAAAAGCAAGAGGCGAGTATATCTTACGCGATAGAGAACTTATATAAGCCGTTTTATCTACTAGGTAAGGCACGCATGACACAAGATAACGATAGAGTTACAGTGTTTAAAGTTAAGTTTAAAGAGGGTAGTAAATCTCAGATAGAGATACTTGAAGAACCTAAGACTTACATGAACCTAGAAGAATGTCCATTGCATGATAAGTTAAGACCTCAGCTGATGCTATGGTCACTCAACGGCAAGGAAATATGGGATGATAAGTATAGACGACCTGAGTGGATGATAGAGAATGTTATCATAGACGGCTCTGCTACAGGTAGGTATGATGAGTCTACGAAAACAGGCAATATTTCAGAAGGGTCTTCAGGTGACTACGAAATGCTGTATACTTACTTACTAGATGTTGACTAAACTAGACCCAATACCACATTTTAAACTTACGGACTATGTCCGAGTAGCAATCCACTATGAGAGAGGAGAGTATACTGTATACCTAGACAATGACATGGTTAGACAGTATACCCTCCAAACTCTCCCTCCATATATATCATCTAAGATAACCGTAGCTAAAGCACTTTGTGTCCACGCACGCCCTGACTATGAAGTAAAAGAACATGACATATTTTTGTGTGATGTTGAACAAGGCGACCCCGATGTTGCGTGGCAAGCAAGTGAGAATTGGTATATAGTTATTCTTCATCTAATAGATTATCAAACATTATTAGGACTCAAGAAGAATGGCAACCCCCGAAAAGAAAGTAAAAGAAAAAGTAAAAAGAATATTAAAAAAGATTGACGCTTACTACTGTATGCCAGCAACAGGTGGCTATGGTGCTAGTGGTGTCCCTGACATCCTTGTATGCTATAAGGGTAGGTTCATAGGTATAGAAACAAAAGCTAATGGCAATCGTCCTACGGCTCTCCAACACAAACATCTTCAAGACATAAAAACTTCAGGTGGTATCTCATTAGTTATTGACGAGACGAATATTGATATGCTAGAGTTATATATCAATGGTAACGAAACCTATAGTTTATGAAAATTAAAAAAAGAAACCTGACATCAGGTCAGGATGACAAAGTAAATCACCCATCACACTACACGAGTCACAAGTGGGAGGTCTATGACATACTAGAGGAATTCTTTAGTGATGACCCCTTACTATGGCAGTGTGGCAAATACCTACTCAGATGTAAATACAAGGGCAATCAATCACAAGACTTACAGAAAATGATATGGTATGCTAACAAACGAATAGAAAAAGGAGAGAAGTAACATGTGGACATGGCATTGGTTTTTAGGTATACACTTAGGATTTGAATGGTATGAAACAACAAGAGAGAGCGAGGTGTATGAGTATTTTATATTAGATATCTTATGCCTAAGAATACAACACTGTAACATTATTGATATAGAAGGAGAGTTAGAATGAGCCAAGATTTATTTGCACGAATAAGAAGTCTATTACAAGACCATGTATTATTACTTAATGAGCATAAGCTAGGCGACACTCATGTTGAGGATGCAGAAGCTATCATTGAAGAGATTAATATACTACTGAAATCTAACAAGGCGGGAGAAATAGAAAAACGCATTGCAGTTGCTGAAAGACAAGCAGTATCTGATGACCTCGCTAATGAAATTATTAACGGAAAATATTGTATCGGTGGGACATGCGAAGACTGAGAACTGGTATCAAAGGCGCGCACGACCATGACTAGGCGAGAGCGTCATTACATAATTCTAGATTTTTTAGGAGACCCTATAAGAAAGTTTTACACGAAAGTAGACGCTAAGGAGTTCCTAAAAGATAAAGATGATTGCACCATGAAAGTTGTAACAAAAGAAGTAGAAGTAGAAGAAAAGCTAGATGATTATGAGCTAGCATTAAAAACTTGTGAACCGTGTTTATTTTAAATGAAAGGAAAGGATGTGAAAGTGAGTTACTCAGAAGAAGATAAAGCAATGATTATAGAGAGAGCATTAGACTTTATGAAAAGAAAACCTGACACTACAAGGAATAAGGTAGCACTCTATGCCGGAGTTGCAGTTACTGTGTTAGAGAAGTGGGGAGTTGAATTACCTAAACCTATTACGGCAAAGAAACGCATGAGCAAATCACCGTGGCGCGTAGGACATATGATATGAGCGACGATATAGATGACGCTAATGACGAGGTTCAAAGACAGTTAGATGCAACACTGTCTAATGTAAACACCGAAGTTCCTGATAATGATACAGGTAAATGTATATGGTGTGAGTCAAAAGTTAAAGACAATCGTAGGTGGTGTAGTATACAATGCCGAGATGAACACGAACTTTATGCGAATAAGCTATGACTATAATTAAAGAAGACAAAAGAGTTGGCCCAGCAATATGTTGTAAGTGTGGGTCTGATGCTAAGATTAATCATGGGGGCAAATGGTATTGCTCTATTGAGTCTGATATGGGAGTATTTAATATCAAAGGATATTGTATAAAAGAGAGAAAGGAAACTAAGTGCAAGTAGTAACACTTGACTTTGAAACATTTTATAGCAAGACCTTTAGTTTATCTAAACTAACAACCGAAGAATACATTAGGTCACCTGAGTTCCAAACTATTGGCTACTCAATTAAGATAGGTGATGGTAAGACAACGTGGCACACTGGTTCACATGAGGAATTATTAGAAGAACTAAACAAGGTAGATTGGGAAAAGTCTATGTTGTTATGTCATAACACTTTGTTTGATGGTGCTATTCTTAGTTGGATATTTGGTCTACAACCATTCGCATACTTGGATACATTATGTATGGCTCGTGCTATTCATGGTGTCAATGCT